CAAAGCTTCGATCACACGCACGCACGATATCGCTCATAATCGGATTGAAACCTTCATGCCTGATGATGTGGTACGCTTACCTGATTTTGTTGTTCCAGAGGGTAAGACACCCGAACGCGCACTGAGAGAGTGTTGTGTCACTGGGCTTCGCAAATACATGGGCGCAGACGATCCTAGATTATCGGACTACGTGGATCGCATCAAGTATGAATTGAAGATTATAGAAGATCGAGGCTTCACAAAATACTTCTTGACAATGAAAACCATATCAGACAAAGCTCTCGAAAGACAGCTTGTCGGCGCAGGTCGTGGCTCCGCCGCTGGATCTTTAGTATCTTTTTTGATCGGTATTACTCAGGTCGATCCTCTCAAATATAATCTACTCTTTGAGCGTTTCATGCGGAGAGACCAAACAGATTATCCGGATATTGATTATGATGTCTCCGATCCAATGGTTCTTAAAGAACAACTTATTGAAGAGTGGGGCGACAGCACGGTTGTTCCTATTTCAAACTTTAATACATTAAAGCTGCGTTCTTTAATCAAGGACATTGCGAAGCTATATGAGATTCCTTTTATTGAGGTTAATCCAGTCACATCGCGAATGATTAATGAAGCGACTCCTATCGCAAAAAAGAAACACGGGATCAAAGCAGGAGTATATACCCCAACCTTTGATGAGGTTGTGGAGTTCTCCCCAACGCTTCAGAAGTTCTTTGATAAATATCCAGACATCAAAACACACATCGAGGCTTTACACGGACAGGTTCGCAGCGTTAGCCGCCATGCCGGTGGTGTTGTGGTTGGAGAGAATCTTGATAAATGGATGCCACTGATTAACAGTGGGGGCGTACGCCAGACCCCGTGGTCGGAAGGACAGAACGTCCGACACTTGGAACCACTAGGGTTTATTAAATTTGATATCCTTGGCTTGGCTTCTCTGCGAATGATGGAGGGAGCTATTAAACACATCCTCCGACGCCACAAAGGTATCGCAGATCCAACCTTCGCACAGGTCAAAGAGTATTATGATGAACACCTCCATCCAGATAAAATAAATTTTGATGACCAAGCCATCTACGAGAACATCTTTCACAAGGGTAAGTGGGCTGGTGTCTTTCAGTTCACAGAGAAAGGTGCACAAACATTCTGCCAAAAAGCCAAGCCAACAAGTATTATTGATATCTCGGCGATCACATCCATCTATCGTCCCGGTCCTTTGAGTGCGAACGTGCACGAGTTATATGTGGAGGCGAAAAACAATCCTAACGATGTTGTCTATGGACATGAATTAATTAGAGAGGTTACCGAAGAGACCTATGGGTTCTTGATTTTCCAAGAGCAGATTGCTTTATTGGCACATAAGCTGGGTAAGAACCTTTCTCTTGATGAAGGGAATATGCTCCGCAAGCTTCTAACTAAAAAGGGAACAGGCTCCACAGATGCCAAGAAAATTAAAATCTACAATAAGTTCATCGAAGGTTGTATCGATAAAGGACTTTCGAAAGCCTTCGCCGAAGGACTCTGGGAAAAGTTCGAGTACTTCTCAGGGTATGGTTTTAATAAGTCCCACGCTGTTAGCTACAGCATTCTTAGCTATCAGTGTGCCCATCTTCTGCATTATTTCCCTTCAGAGTGGATGGCAGCGTTTCTGGACAAAGAGCCAGAAGCCAGAAAAGAAACAGCAATCAATGTAGCTAAATCTCAAGGGTTTACAATTGCGGCGCTGGACATTAATTCATCTGGCACGGTGTGGGAGATCTCTGCCGATGGGAGAACTTTGATTCAGCCCCTGACTTCGATCAAGGGATTGGGAGACGCAGCGATTGAACAGATTATCACTCGCCGCCCGTTTAATACTGTTGAGGATTTGTTATTCGATGAAGAAATAATTTATTCTAAATTAAATAAAAAGGCTCTGGATGTTCTTGTGCGAGCACAGGCTCTGAACGAGTTAGTCGATGATCGTTTCTCTGGGCTTAAGCATTTCTGGTCTGCGGCAGTGGTTGATCGACCCAAAACTCGTAAGAAGCTAAACGAAAATATTGAGATGTACGAACCGGAAGGAGACTTTACAGATGAAGAGAAGATTGAATACTTGGTCAACTTGACCGGAGTCTTTCCGTTTGCACTAGTGATGGATGATTATATAGAGGAGCAGTTAGCTGATCACTGTGTTCCTCCGTTGGGAGATTGGGACCATGACCTTGGTGTGGCATGGTTTATTCCTCGGGAGGTAATTGAGAAGCAGACTCGCAAGGGTCGGACCTATTGGCTAGTGAAGGTTGTGGATTCTACCAGTCGAAACACCACTATTAAATGCTGGTCTGTCGACCCGAAGAAAGACGTGGTTCATCTCAATAGACCGTATATGGCGCGACTGGATTATAGCGAAGACTGGGGATTCAGCACGAGATCCTTAAGATATAATTTTAAACTTTTAGGATAGTGTAGTAAAATGAATAAAGAAAAAGAGATGTATATGATCATTGAATCCCTATCTGATCGAATAGAGTCGGTTACTGCACGAGACGTTTGTTCGGAAGATCGTAAGGAGTATCATATTAGTATGATGAGATTAGAGGCAACCCGTCTTTTAGAGTTGCTTGGTGTTGAGGAAATAGAAGGCGATAACGACGGTCTTCTGGGCGTCGCCCGTGAAAATTTTAAGAAGGTGGAGCGGTTGATTGCATCACAAGGCTTGATTAAGACGCTACAACTTCTTCAATCAACAAAAAAGAAAGGTAAATAATATGAAACTGAAAGTGAAGTTTTTGCGTGATGGCGCAAAGGTACCACAACGGGCACACCCAGCCGATGCAGGTGCAGATGTTTTTTATTGTTTCAATCCAGATGAAAGAAATCACTGTATTGGCGAGGAAAATGAATATTGGATCGGTCCAAGGGACTCATGTCTTGTACCCACTGGGCTGCGGATTGAAATACCACCTGGGTATATGTTAGAAGTAAAAAACAAGTCTGGGATTGCGTCCAAGCGTTGCTTGATTGTTGGTGCTTGTGTCATCGACTCGGGTTATGATGGAGAGGTCTTTATTAATTTACATAATCTAGGACACACAACACAGAAGATCTTTCCCGGTGACAAAGTAGCGCAAGTTGTTTTGATCCCGATTGAAACCTGTGATTTCGTCGCTGTTGATGAACCAATTAATAATCAAAGCTCGCGAGGCGACGGCGGATTTGGTTCAACGGGGGATCGATGAGTTCTATAGATCGAAAAATAAAAAGAAAGCAAAAGAAACGAGCAAAGAAACAACTTGAACGTGATCTCAAACAGAAGATGAATATGTTCGAGCACTTACCAGATGAGTGCAGTGCATGTGAACTGGAATTTGACAAGCAGGACCGCGAAATGGTTATGACTTGGAACGTAGTAGTCAGAGAAAAAGAAGAAATTGTTCGTCTATACTGCCCAGAGTGCTGGGGCAAAGCTCAAGAAATTATTAAGGAGGCTATGGATGCATGAGGCATTGACATACGATGATGTATTGCTAGTGCCGCAATACTCAGATATTGAAAGTCGGTCGGAAATTTCTATTTCCAATCGATTGGATGAAGATATAAAATTAGAAGTGCCGATCATATCTAGTCCGATGGATACCGTGACTGAGAGTGATATGGCAATCGTGGTTGCTGAACAGGGGGGGCTTGGAATTATACACCGCTATAACGATATTGGTTCACAGTGTCGATTAGTGGAACTAGCATTGAGAGATCCTGCATGCAGATTTCTTGGTGCCGCTGTTGGAGTGACTGATAATTATTTGGAGAGAGCTTCTTCACTTGTCCAAGCTGGCGCAGATGTCCTTTGTATTGACGTGGCACATGGTCATCACGCATTAGTTCAACGCGCCATCGGCGAGATAAAAAGTCGACATACTGTGCACATTATGGCTGGCAACGTCGCTACGGCTCCAGGGTTCAGGGATCTGGTCGACTGGGGTGCTGATTCCGTGCGCTGTAATATTGGCGGAGGATCAATCTGTTCAACACGGATTCAAACGGGTCATGGGGTACCCGGTCTTCAAACTATTTTTGAATGCGCTGCCGAAGGGCTTGATGTTCCAATCATTGCCGACGGCGGAATTAAAAACTCTGGGGATATCGTTAAAGCTTTAGCCGCTGGCGCAGACTTTGTAATGCTTGGCTCGCTTCTTGCGGGTACCGATGAAAGTCCTGGCGATCTACATACGAAAGGAGACGGCTTAGATTATAAAGTATATCGTGGTATGGCTAGTCGCGACGCCCAGACTGCGTGGCGAGGTCGATTGACATCAGCGCCAGAAGGGGTTTCTACAACGATCCCATACAAAGGCGCTGCAAAAAACATTATGGATGATTTGGCTATGGGTATACGCAGTGGCTTTTCATATACTGGCGCACGCACAATGAGCGAGTTTCAGTCCAAGGCAAAATTCTTAAAACAAACCGGTGCTAGTCAAGTGGAAAGCAACGCACACATATTGCTAAGGTAATAATATTATGGAGTATGGACACAATAAAAAAAAGATTGTTTTTTATTCGACCGACAAAGCACATGCGGAGATGAAGGTGCGTTTAAAATATGATGGGCTGACACAGAGTAGCTTTTTCCGAGGATTAATCGCCGGATATGTTGATAAAGATGAAGCGATTGTTGATTTTATTGACAGACTTAAGGGTGATCTTGGTGCGCAATCAAACGCCAAACGGAAAGACTCTCAAAGGTTACTCAAAACAGCACAGGGGGTAAAAAATAAATTTGGATTGAACGAGGAAGAAGTGGAAGATATTTTTGACATCATTGAGAGAGAGAACCCAGAAATATGAAAAAGAAAGATTTACTTAGAAAGAACATACCGGAATGTTCAGCAAAATGTTTAGAGCTAGGGGTTTCCTGCCCGGTAAAGGAATGCAGGGACTGGATTGATTATGAAAAGGACATGAATTGTACTTCGCTTGCAATCGCACGCAAAGGAAACATGACTTTACGAGAAGTAGCTGATCGGCTGCATGTTAGTTTTGTGAGGATCAAACAAATCGAAGACAAAACATTAGAGAAAATTGAGAGGTCATTAGCCCGAGAGTTCGGTGTTAAAAGAGAAGAACTTGCAAAGTATATTTTAGAGTCTTATAACAGCTAAGAACCCCAAAAACTTTATTATAGATTGGGGTTTAACTGTTTTAACGGACTATTTATTTGAGAAACACTATTGTCCATCTAAGGAGATAATATAATGAGTAATAATAGACTTGATGAGAACACGATTCGTCGTTTTATGGGACTTGCCGGTCTTCAACCAATTGGCGAAGGGTTCTTTGATCGCATCGAAGAGGAACCAGAAGAAGAAGCTCCAGAAGCTGGATTGGGTGCAGAGGAAGAGCTTCCTGCTGCCGAAGAACCTGCTGCTGAAGTTCCAATGGACGCAGAAGCACCTGCTGCTGATCCAGCCGCTGCTGAAGCTGCCGCAGAGATTGCACAAGATGTTGCAGAAGCTGTCGCCGACGCAATGACCACTGCGCTGTCTCAACACGGTGTAACGGTTGACGCTGGTGCCGGTGAAGAAGCACCCGCTCTTGATGAGCCCGCTTTGGATGCAGAAGTTGCTCCGGAGGAAGAAGCACCCGTAGAAGATGAGTTAGCTTTAGAGGCTACCGACACGACGGATGATGAAACCTCTACGACAGTCGAGACTGCGAAGAACACAGACGACAGCCTCACACAGCTAGAATCAGCCGATGTTGAAGTAGTTGACGATGAGAAGATCGTGCAGGAGGTTGCCCGTCGGGTAGCTGCTCGCCTTCTCAAGAAAGCTAATAAGTAATCATAGATTTATCCTCTCCCAAGAACGGTAATAAGTGAAGACAGATACCGCCGGAAAGGTCGAAAAAAGGTTGCAACAACGTGAGCCCGGAAAAGAAACTTAGTAAGTTAGTTCGTTATATAGAAGAACAAATACCGGGATTTCAACTTTGTAGTAAGAAAACCAGCCTTTTAATGCGCACCTTGTCGGCGGTTTTGTTTTTTAATAAGGGCTTCATGACTAGATACGTCACAACCCTTTACCCTCGCGTATACGTACCAGAACTGCCGTGGAGCGCGTCTTTGACGTCGCAAATAAATATATTAGCACACGAATATGTGCACCTTAAAGATAGAAAGAGACTGGGCTGGTTTTTTAATATATTATATTTATCTCCGCAGATCTTTACGCTATTTGCCTTCGGTGCCTTTTGGAATTTATGGTGGCTACTAGCTCTTTTGTTCCTGTTGCCATTGCCCAGCCCAGGTCGTGCGTGGCTGGAGTGGCGTGCATATAAAGTAACAGTAGCCATACACCACCACCTGTCAGGGGATAGAATTAGCGTTTTTTGGCTTAGAAATCAGTTTACGGGATCTAGTTACTACTGGATGCTCCCCTTTAAGGGGCTTGTAGAACGACACATCTTAAAAACAATTGAAAACGTAGAATCAGGGAAATTTTTGTCGCCTGAAATTTTAGAGATTTTAGAAGTATTAGAAACAGGAGAATAACATGGGTCCAGAAGCATTGTGGTTTTTTGCGGGAGCATTTGCTTTTCAAATTTTATCTAAACTGTTCCGTTTGGGACAGTTGGTCAGATTATCAATTGAGACAGCAACATCGTTGTTGATAGTGTTGTCAACTGTACATGAAGATATATATTTCGCCAGAGAACTGAAATATAAAAAATTAGAAGAAGATGGCGTAACTGGCGATGATTTGGAACTAATTAAAGCATTGGATGAACGCGCAACAAAGGCATGGCGAGATTCTGTGATTGAAAAGTTTAAAAGTGGCTTGCCATCGTCGATAGCTGGGATTTTTAAATTTAATAATTGGGATGAAGCTATGGCGTTCATGCAAAAAAATATAAAGAGAGGATAAAAATATGCAACTAAAAGATATTAAACAGCTTATTAAAGAGGAGGTCCAGAAAGCACGCCATAGCTCTTTGTTAGAATCTCCAGAGATGCTTGACGAAAAGAGTATTCTAAAGAGCAAATACCCGTTCAAGGCAATTTATATCTTTGGACCCGCAGGGTCAGGAAAATCATATATTAGCAAGAATCTTTTGGGTATCCCAAGTGATTTTGTTGTTTCCAATCCCGATGAACGGATTGAAGAGGTGTTCCCAGCCTTCGGCATTAGTATGAAGTTCGCGAATTCCGAAGACGGTGATGATGCTGAACTGGAGGCGCTCCAGCAGCACTCTCGCACAATTTTACAGAATGCCAGCCGAGCACACACAAGCAATCTGATCAGTATTGCAAATCCTCTCACATTTGATACTACTGGAGAGCAGGTACCAAAGATGGTCAAGCGTATTGAGGCGCTAACCAAGCTGGGCTATGACATTGCCGTGTTTATGGTCAATGTCCCAACGCAAGCATCTGTTGATCGCGACGCTCGCAGACAACGAGTTGTCGGAGCAGAAAGAACAGCGGGTATTTCACAAAAATATCAGCAAGACGTCGTACAATCTCAGGGTTATCTTAAGGCACTCAGTGCGAATAAGAACGTGACCATTTTATCTGATGTCTACAATAATATTTTTGATCTGAATACCGGCGATCTCTTGACGAAGCCTACAGTGATATCACCAGACATGCTTCCGGACGATCTAAACCCAGAGAAGAACCCTGAAGCGTTTGCGAACGAGAAAGCCAAGATGGAGCAAGCCGTTGCTAGACTTCAACAGTGGGTTAACACTCCGGTAGAAAACCCTGCTGGTCAGACTGTGCTGAAGGGCATGCGCACTCTGGTTAAAAAGTCTGGCGGCAAGCTGGGGCAGAATCTAAACGACTTGGTGATTGCCACCGCTAAAGAAGAACTGCAAGATCCTGACGTCATCGCAGCAGCCGAGCACTTGAGCGGTCTGGGTGGGGTTAAGATGATTACGAAGAAGACAAAGGGCAACAAAGCAAAAATGGCTACAGCCCCCAGTGCCGATCAACCGGCTATCTCAGGTGCAGTCCGAGGCAAAAAGGACACCGGAGACGATTCTATTCGCGGAATGACACAAAAAGAAGCATTAAATTACGATAATTTGGTCGATTTTGTTCGCAGCGCCTTATTTACTGAAGGAAATGGATGATCGACAAGGATATACAGTTCGCCGCGCACGCAAGGCTTTGGTACGAGCTTTTATAAACAAATACAAGTTTCTTCACGAAGACCAAAACGTTTTTCACGGAGGGAAGGTGTTTGTTATCAATTCTGTTGTGGGCTGGTGCTTAGACCAACGTGCCGCCAAGAAAATTTCCTTGACACAGATGCAATATTATGTTAGTCTGATACAGAGATATGCTAATGATGAACTTGAACTCTCTATACAAGAAGGAAAGCTTCATATAGAGATTAAAGAATAATACGGAGAAGAATCATGGAAGCAACTGCATGGAAAGAAGATTATTGCGACGAAGGTTTACGATATAGGTTGCAGGTCAACGATGTCGACGGTCGCGCTGCAAAGAAACTATTCCGAGTGGTAAGTGATTGGGAAGAGTCTGGCTCTGGCTGGAATCCCGTTAGTCAAACAAGGGTGCTCCTTTTTTCGAGAGATTTTAGAACAGAAAAAGAATGGTTAAAATGGGCTAAACATTTTCCTTATAAGCTGATAGAATTGAATCGAAAAGGCAACCCTAAATCCACAAAGCTTGGAATCGATGCCCGAAATAAAAAAGGATAACATTTTGAAATCACATCTTGCTAGTAAAAAGAAGAAGCCGAAAGTAGAAGAAGAGCCAGAAGAGAAGACAGAAGAGAATACCGCAGCGGAACTCATCGAATCTTTGTTGCTTGCGACCGAAGAAGAGAAACCCAAGGTACAATTAATTAATATGTATGGCGAGGTCGATGAAGAAAAGATCGGCGAGGTTGCATATGCTCTGCGAGTTTTAAGTGCCCTCAATGTGCAGAAGAAGGCTGAACACGAAAAAAAGAACGACGGCGGCGATTGCATACCAGATCCGATTGAACTAGTATTATCGACGCACGGCGGGAGTGCCGCAGACATGTTTTCTTTATACGACACTATTCGCTGGTGCCGATCAGAGGGTACCCCCATCGCTACAACCGGCATTGGGAAGATCATGTCAGCCGGGGTTCTCCTGATGGCTGCTGGTACTAAGGGTAAGCGAAAGATTGGCGCGAACTGTCGCGTTATGATGCACGGCGTTGCTTCTGGGCACGTTGGTCAGATTCACAACTTGGAGAACGAGTTGGATGAAGCCAAGTGGACACAGGACCGTTATGTGAAGGCTCTTGTTGCTGAAACCAATATGACCGCACGCTACATCAAGAAGTTGTTTGATCGCCGTCAGAATGTCTATCTCACGGCTGAAGAAGCCGTTGAATTGGGTATCGCTGACGAGGTGTTTTAGTCTCGGAAACGACTAATTATATTTGATTGCGAGGGTGTAGTTTATGGTAAAAAAGATTAGTGTGTTCCGCGAACACGACGCGAAGTATTTTAAAGATTATCTTGTTGACATCATCCGAGAGGTGATCCACGAGGAAGAAGAGCCATC